TCGCCTCGACTTCCTTGCGCTTGGCGGCAACCTGTTGACTCTTTCGGGTCAAGGCTGCTTCCTGACCGTAAAGCCGCTTTAGGTCCTTGACGGATACCTTGAGAACCTCGTCGTCTACCTTAATTTCAACTTCAGCGTCATCATCAAGGGCTTTCTTGGCAGTAGGCTCTTCTTCGTCCTCTGCTCCCTCGTCCGATTCCTCTTCAGTCTCTTCGGTATCACTCGGCTCCTCCTCAGGGTCCTCAGTTTCCTCAACGTCTTCTTCGGTCTCTGCTACCTCCTCCTGGTCCTGCTCCGCTTCTACCGCAGGGGGTTCAGGAGTCTTCTCTTTCGCTACCTCAGTGGCTTCGGGTGAACTTTCGTTGCCCTCATCCTTCCATCGGTCCAAAAATGCGTCAGCAGCATCGCTTTCATCAAAACTGAGCGGAAGTTGCGGTGCTGTATCATCACTTGTTGCAACGTCCTTACGGATAGTTGACTTTGCCATATAATTTATTCTTCCTCGGTATTGGAAATAATTTGTTCTTTGATCACAACCCACTGGTTCAGGACTGCAATCAAATCTTGGAGCGCACGGCTGCTAAAATATGCGGCGTTCCTTCCTTTCTCATCGTCTGGGTTAGACGCAAGGATTGCTGATATGTAGTAATCCATCAGGGCCTTGGTCACCTGTCGAAATGAGTCGTTGTCCAGAAGCACCTGAGCAGCATTACCTCGCTGCACCAGACCTTCGCTGGTCATATTTTCTTCCATGCACTCTCCTTAATTACGAATTGGGTGAAATGATTGCCCTGGCGTTAGCAGGGTCAGTTGCCATCTGCTCTTTAGCCATTGCCAACTCTTCGGTGGCTATAGCGTAACGAGCCGTAGTATCGAACTCCTTCCGATCATCCTCACGCTGGCGCAGGATGGCATCAAGTTCCATCTTCATGCGCTGCATCTCAAGGCGCATAGCCTCAAGTTCGGAGTTGACCTGAACCTTCGTTGCCGTGGTCTCTGCCTGTTTCTCCAGGGTAGCGACCTTGCGCTCTTCGAGTTCAACCTGCTTCAGCATCATCGGATCAGGCTGTGGCGGCGGTATCTGCTGAGGCGGCGTGAGGAAGTCCATCACGTTCTTGACTCCAGCCTTCTCAAAGGCAGTTCGCAGGACATTGAACTTATTGACGGGTCCATACATCGGCCCGACGCTCTGGTCCTGAGACAGCAATTGGTGCATCTGGAGATACTTAGCCGCTTCCTTCTCCTGCTCGCCGTAGCCCAGTTTCATCTCAACGGTCACATCGCTGCGGTCAGCCCACTCAGAGGGCATGATGCGCTGGAATGTGCCACCGATCTTGATGACCTTCTCGGCCTTCTCGTGGGCAACAGCCAGACGATAGACCTCAAGGTACAATGGCTTCAGGAACTGATTAGCGAAGTTACGAGCAATGATCTTTTGGCGCTGCATCGAGAGAGACACTAGGTTCTCTACGAGACCCTGAGAGTTCTGCTTCGATACTGCGTCCTTGTTCAGGCCCTGCGACAGACGGCTAACGCCTGTGGCCTCCTCTTTGTCCTCGTCCAGCAACTGAATGGTCTGGAAGACGAACGGGTTGAGGGAGGGCTGGGGCAGGGGGCTGATGCCATCAGGGCGGGTGACGTTCACCAGACCACCAATGCGGTTCTCAATGAGTTCCTTGGGGTTGGTTAGAGCGCCTTTGACCACCTGATAGCGGGGGTTGTTGGTTGTAACTGTGTGGTCCAGAATGCCACGTACCAGCACGGTACGAGCGTTCTGTGTGGGGATCACACGGGCAGCGAAGTTGCTGCCATAGAAACTGTGGGTCGTTGGGACGGGGACGAAGACCTTGAAGGGCTTGCGGTCAACCAGCTCTTTGTCAAGCACCACGTTACCGCACTTGACGATCTTATAGAGTTTGGTCTCCCCGGAGCCGTCCATGTCCAGGTTCATGTAGCACTCGTAGACAACGACGAACTTCGACTGCTCCTGCACCTCACCGTCCATGTTCAGACGGTCCGCGCCGATCTGCTCGAAACGAGCCAGCACCTCGGGGTCCAGAGACAACTCTGAATCATCCTCAGCGCCGATCCTCTCGACCAGCTTCTTGTCATAGCCTTCGGCAATCAGGTCAGCAAAGGTCTTCTTGGTCCGGTGAGCGACAAAGGGAGCCTCCTCGATGCTCTTGCTCTGGGGAGTGATTAGGAACTCCTCAGGCGGGATCACATCGATACGGATCTGGCTCTTATCAACGATACGCTTGAGTTCTCCATCGAAGAACCCAGACTCGTCATTGAGTTCGACCTTGACTTCATCAACGTCCGGCGCGGCCAAGAGCATATCAGCCTCTTCAGCCGTCAGGTGGGAGAACTCCTCCTCCACCTCTTCATACTTTTCTTCCCAGTAGATCTTGGCGACGCCTACGCGAGCCATCAGACCGTCTTGGATGACATCCGACATGACTTGGTAGCCGTTGTTCTGCCGGAAGACCACATAGTCGCAATACTCGCTGGCCGTGTTAGCCAGTTCAATGTCATCCTCGCCCTGCGGCTCGAAAGCCACCACGCGATTACCTGCGGCAAAGGTCTCCAGTAGAACGGCCTTCATGCTGTCTACGGAGTCAAAGACATCGAGGGAGACGTACTTTGAGTTGCCAGCATGGACGGGCTTGGGCTTTACGCCGTTGTAATAGTCAATGACATCCTGTCGTTCTTTGCTAAGTTTGGAGTCATAGTATCCTACAGACTGCCGAATCTGGCGGTCAACGACAGAAGCCAGTTCATCTTCTGATATTGGTTTGAAACGTGATTCTGCCATTATAGTGCCTCAAAATAAAATTCGTCAGTAACAACAATTGGCGTGTAACGGCCCTCGTGAACGTGATTAGCGAGAGCCAAGGACATTACGCAGTCGTCAAAGCACCCAGACTCGGCTTCCATGCCGCCGGTTTCGGTTGCAACGTAGGTCATAAGCTCTCTAATCGTGATTTTGTCGTTTAATTCGATTTCCCGCTCACGCAGAGCGGCTCTCAACTGATCAATGATCAATGGTTTGGTTTTGACCGTGGTGGAGAAGCCTATTTTGAAGGTTTCCTTCTCCGTCAACTTGTCAACATCCGTTGTCATAAAGACATTCGGGTATCCTAGGTCCTTAGCAAGCCTCGTACAGGTCAAAATCCCGTGATTGTTGTTCTCAGGAATGATCTTGGCCGTGTTGTAGTACATCCCAAGGTGGTAGAGCACGTTCGAGAAGTAGTCAGGATGGACATGAGCACGGAAAACCGCCACTTGGCGCTTCTGTGAGTCCAAAACCTGAGCCACAGACCAGTCTCCACCCCTCACTCCCATCGAAATATCAGCGCCGATGTAGTAGGTTTCGCCTGGATCGTGCATCCGGTAGGTGATTAGCTCGCCTCTGGGGTTCTCAACCCACTCATCCTCCTCCAAAGCGAGCCTCTGGAGAAGGTCTGGGGCCTTTTCAAGCGCCTCTTGGAGTTGGTCTTGGTTGAATATGGGTCGTCCTGAGGTGATAAAGGCCTCCTCAGCCGTTAGCGGATACTCCTGCATGAAGAGATCACGCCCGACAGCGGCAATCTTCCGTCTGCGGAACATCAATTGCTCGTTATCGAGACCGTATTTATCTGCTAACTCCTCTTCTTCGGGAGTCTTTGTGAACTTCTCAGGGACCGGCTCTCGGTATTCGTCTTGGATTGACCACGGAAGGAACACCGGGAGATACCCGTTAGTCCCCTCAACCGCCCCTCGCCACATCTCATAGAACGGCCCAGTCACACCATTGGCCGTACTCTCGACAATCACAGCCGTCCCTTTGGTGCTTGGGATGGCCTGAAGGATAGCGTTGAGGTTTTCCTTAGCCGCCGCCGTGGGCCAGAAGGCCAACTCGGACAGGTGAGCGTGGGTGATCGTTTGACCACGAGCGATGCCGTCACCACCTGCGGTAGCCACGGAGTATCCTGAGTCCAACACATCGAACACCAACTCCTTACGAGAGGAGTACTTGGTGTGCGGCTTGAGGATCTCTGGGCAGTTGTCGTGGAACCGCTTGGTGAGGTCAAAGAGCGCCTTGGTTGACTCGGCAATGTGGGTGACCACGAGGGCCTGAGCTGCCTTGCGCTGTGAAACTTGAGAGTAGATCCATCCACCAGCCATGGTGGAGAGGCCCATCTGTCGGGCCTTCAGGATCACAATTCGGACTTTCCCCTCAGACGCAATCTGACCCTCTATTGTTTCCAGCAGGATCTCTTGCGCCTTGTTAAGGGCGAACGGTTGTACCTCTCCGCTCTTAGTACGAATCTTGAGTGCGTGTTTTGCGTAGAACTTGAAATCTTCGTAGAGACGCTTACGGACCTTACGCAGTTGTTCGTCCATAAAGCATCACTCTTTGTCTTCCTCGATGACCATATCCTTGGCAATCTCTGCGAGATAGTCTTCTGCACGGCGAACGGTCAGTTCTGCCTGAGCAGCGGGTTTGGCCTTGGTAAACTCCAGAACAAGTCGTGCAGCAGTGAGTTTATCTTTAGGGTTGATCGCTTCCATACGCATCGTCTCAACCGCAGCTTCAAGAGCCTCACGGGCAAACTCATTCTCTGGGAGCTGAAATCCCTTCTTTTCCATAATCCTCACCATTCTTTTTGCTTCGTCTTTTGCGATGGCTTTCTTGGCTTCCCGCTCCTTGCGGTACATCCCATCCATCGCACCTCTAGGCCGCCCTGGTCCCTTTCCGTTGGGCTTTAGGAATCTTCGGTCGGTCCAGATCTTCCACAGCAGCCTTCCCTCCTCGGTCTCTTGCATCCTCACGAAGAGGTTCTGCTCCCGTCCGGGTCTGGCCTGATGCTTCCACTTGTCCCCCGCTCTCTTGCGGGTGTTCGGAGGCTTTTCCTTGACCTCTTCCATGTTCTTGCTCCTTGTCTCGTAAACGTCCCTGCATTGCTGTATGAATCAGGTCACGGGATAGTTCATAAGGCACACACAGCATGGCGGCAGGGAGCGCCCGAAGCCACTCCTTGCCTAGACCCATGCGTGTTTCTATTGGTAATCTATCGTTGTCCAGCATCTCGCAGAACTTGTGGAAATGCTGGTACAAATCAAAAGGTTTCAATTGGTCTCCTTACTTGGCCCCAAAGCGGGTCAAGGGTTCAATGAAGTTTGTTAGGTAACTGATCTCCGCAGGGTCCGTCGTCTTACTGAGACGATCTTGTAGGAGCTTGACCTTATCTGCGGGGGCCTTAGTCCCAGCAACCTTGGTGGCAAACTGAGCCAGGTCCTTGCTGGGGGCAGACGAGCGAGCGAGGTTTGCGGCCTCACCGGCTGTGCGGACTGCCTCGGCGTAGGAGATAGGGTTGCGTATGGGGCTTCCAGCGGCTCCAGCGGCTTGTGGGCTACCCGAGAGTATCCCGCGCTCCTGAAGCCCTCTGAGGGCGTTCTGGAGGCCGTAGAAGGCATCTTCGTTGGCAACCGGACGGCTCTTGAGCACTTGGTCCGCTGCCTCACCCACCGCGCCTCCCTGGCGCTTGACCAGACGCAGAGCGTCGATGGCCTCGCGGGAGGGGAGGTTCGTGTTGGCCCGTCCTCCGGGAAGTAGCTCTTGGAAAGCGCCACCGAGTGGTCTGCGGGTCTCTTGGAGAACCGAGAGACGGGTCTGCATATCCCTAGCAGCCTTGGAAGCGTCCTGAGCCTGCTTGGCTAGGCTTTCCTTGGCTACCCGTGCCTCCATCTGCTGACGAATGAGTTTCGAGAACTCGTCCATCTGGGTTTGGTTGCGGGGAGCGCCGAGTTGGTTGGAAAGACCGATGATATAGGAGGGGTCCCTTGACTGGACATCCGAAATCATAGCATTCGGGTTTTCAACCTTAGGAGCCTTAGCCGTTGCTCTCGCTTGTGCTCGCGCCTGAGCCTGCGCTAGTTGGTTCGCACGGGCTTGGTTAGCCATGCCCTGAAGCGTAGTAAGGTTGGTCGTAGCGTCGGAAGGACCCAAGCGACTCAACACATTAGCTGCGGCTTCAGCCTGCTTATCAGAGACCAGCCGAGACGCTACATCCTCACGAGTCTGACGAGCGCCAAGAACCCTCTGCCCAACATATCGTAGAGGCTGAGGAATCGGAGCCAGATCCAGAGCAGCCCTACCAACCCTAGCCAGAGGGTTAGTAGCGGCAGGGACAGCGGCAGTGAGAGAACGTGCTCTCTGCGCTTTCTCAATCGCATCAGCCAAGGCTGCGCCTGCTTTTGTGTTCCTAAGTGCATTTAATTCAGATTCCCCAATGATCCTACGATCACGAACCGCTGTAGCAATATCGTCAGCCGAAAGACCACTCTTTTCTAGCGCTTGTTTGCCAACGCCTTTAAGGGCAGTTGTTACGTCACCAATGTATTTGTTCTCAAGAGCGTTGAGTTGAGTCGCCCCGACAGCAACACCACGCTGGTTTGCTCCACCAGCCACTTGGTTGATGTCACGGATGATCTCAGCGTCCATCTTGGCTGCGCCTTCAGAGCCAGCCTTCTTGATGATGGTGTTGCCTTGTTGGCGAACCGTTGCCGGGAGGACGCTTCCGAGAGCACCTCCAAGGACAAGGCCAGTTCCAGCGCCTACAGCAGCGCCTTGTGCTCGGTCTGCAAGATCACCCTCAGCCGCTCCTGAGCCATACAGAGCGCCCTGGACAGCGCCAGTGGCAGCACCGGCTCCTGCACGGCCTAGACGAGTTGCAGTATCAGTAGCACGAATAACACCAGCAGTAGGTAGAAGCACTGTTGACAGTTGCCCCGCAACTCTTTCAGTTCCTCCTTGTTTATCTCTTTCCCGCTGGGCGGCAAGGTTTGCTTCATACGACGAAGTTCCTGATGGTTTGGCAGCGTTGGCTGTATTCAGCCCTGTGAGTTGGTCTAGTTTAGCTGCAATCTCATCGGCATAACCAAACGTGATCGCATCGGCTGCACCGCGAACGAAGTCGTCAATGCGGCGCAAGGCAGACCTAGGCTGCGCCGGTGCTTTTGTTTCCGCTTTAGCAGGAGCCGCAGCAGGAACCGTGATGTCCGGCAGGGTAGCCTTGTTGCTCTCGCCGACCACCGGATCGTCCATCCAACTGCCTTTTGTTTTGGCAGGGGCTGGTTGCTCAACCACGGGGTCATCCATCCACCCGCCTTTAGCAGGTGCGGCTTGAGCCTGTGGGATCACCACATTAAGAGCTTGTTGAACCATGGCGGCAGGCCTGTTTGAATACTTAGAATGAATGGAAGCGAGAGAAGGCCCATAGTTAGGATCAGTGGCGTAGCCTGAGCGTCCTTGGTAGGCGATGGCTTCGTCAGGGGACTTCGCCGCGACAACCTTAGCGTACCTTGGGTTCTCTCTCAGGAACCTGACGTAATCATTTGCCGAGTCCTCAAGCGAGTTGTAGGCTCGGAAACTGTCATTGATCGTTACCCGCTGACCGTTGATTACCTCTTGGGTCCTTTGGGTCTGTCCGGGTCCCTTGACCCCGAAGAAGTTGTTTCCGGGGGCAGACTTGCCGTACCCAGTCTCAAGCGACGATTGAGCTGCGCCGAGGCGAGCGATGACCTCAGGGTTTTCTAGGCCCTGGTCAGTCGCTGCCTTAAGGACGGCGCTATATGCTCTGTTGTAAAAGTCGCTTGGATTAGAGGTGCGTGGAGCAGTGGCGGTCACTACCGGATCGTCTTGCCATGCCATATAAACACCTCTTATCGTTTAGTACGAAGTTTTCCGTCAGGACCAATGTATTGAGTACCACTAGGTAAGTTTGCCCAATCAGCTTCTGAGGAAATCCGGGTAGGGCCTCCGCTAGGGGCGGGGGAAGGAGCAGGAGAAGCAGTCGGCGAAGGAGATCCAGCAGGAGCGCCAGCAACCGCACCACGAGCAACCTCACCTTCGTAGAAGGTCTTGAGCTTGTTGAGCACTTCAATGCGCTTCTCAATCCACGGCTTCCACACCTTCTCACGGTCGTCCGTTACCGAAGGAATCGGAGCCTTGAACAGGTTCATCTCTTGGTTAGAGATAGCGCCCTTCGTGCGAGCTGTGTTTAGCAAGGTCTCGTCAACAGTGAGGCCTTCAAGGAACTTGTTGGCCGCAACCTGATCGCCGCCAAAGAAGCCAGCGATACCGGGGAACGCTCCTTGAATCTGAGCGCCAACACCTTGTCCTTCAATGATTGTCTTGGCTTGGCCCCAACGGTCAATCATACCTGTGACATCGTTAAGGAGAGGACGAGCCTCTTCACCAGTTCTGATTGCAGCCCTGTCGGCGGCAACCTGAGCATTAACCTGACCACCAAGAATGACCTTTTGCAGGGCCTGTTGGAACTTGGCCGTGTCTCGTTCACCAACGTAATTGGCAATCTGATCGTTGCGGATAATCTCATAAGTTCCGTCAGGCTTGGTGACCATAGAGAACGCGCCGTCAGCCAGAGGAGTGACCTTGTTCTTACGTCCGGCTCTCTCACTGGCCCACGCATCAGCAAACGAAGCAGCAGCACGAGCGGGATCAGGAGATCCAGCGATCATCAAGCCTCGGCCAGCGTCAATCAGAGCGTCTGCCCAGCCGTAACCACTCTTGTCGTCCTGTGCGGACTTAAGAGCACCTTGGAACGCTGTCGCTGTCTTGTTGTATGTGTTAGCAAACGGATCGGGAGCAGACGGAATGGTCGCTGGATTGATCTGAGCCTGTCTCAGTGCCTGAGCGGTGTCGGGATCGTCATAGGACCTAGGCCCTTGAACCGGAACTCCTCCGTTTTGCATTGCCTGCATGATTAGAGGAGAAGGGCTGCTTGCCGAAGAGGCGTCCATATCGGCAACAGCGTCTCGTCTGTTTGCTTGGGCCAGCATTGCTGGAGGTACGTTGGACACTGCTAAAGCAGGATTGTTAGTCCGCTGTGGGACAGGCTGACGACCAGACAAAATGTCCATCATGCTCTGCTGATTGGCGTTCGCCTGTGCTTGGGGGTCATCTTGTTGCTGTTGACCGCCGAACAGATTGTTAAGAATGCCGTTAGCGGCTAGTACATCAAAAATTCCAGGCATAATTACCTCACCTTCGCATAATCAACGTACTTGTAGCCATTAGACGCAACGCCGACAGCATCAGGAATCAATTGCTCAACCTCATGGG